AACGGGCCACCACTTTTATTTCCATGGAGGTATTCAGATTTAAAGAAATGACACAACCAATTGTTAGAGACCATAAACACATCATCATTCGTGCTTATGTTGCAAATCCTCCTAGAGAAGCAGATTCTCTAGCAGATTGGTGTAAGAGTGTTATTACTCAAGTTGGTATGAAGGTCATCGGTGGTCCACTCGTTGTCTATTCAGATATGGAAGGCAACAAGGGTCATACAGCGGTGGCTGTCCTAGATTTTTCCCACCTCTCGATCCACGTTTGGGATGAGGTCAACCCTGCTCTCATAGAGTTTGATCTCTTTTCTTGTAAAGACTTTGACGTGAGAATCGTCCTCCAAAAACTCAAAGAATTTGAATTATTGTCATGTTCCACACTCACTGTGGATAGAAATGACTATGATGAAGCTAAACGCAACAATAGTCAGGTGATTCAACTCTAAAAAAGGAAAACAAAAAATGCTAAGTCGATGTTTAAAGAAACTGAAGATGTTCTATGAAGCATTTCAGGAAGCTCAAGAGATGCGTTCTCGTGAAGTTCTAAAACGTCATAGGTATGACTCTCACCTCTAAGGATTATTTGATATGATTGACAGAGAAGAAATGCTAACCTTCTCCTTTGAAATTGAAAAGATCGTCCAAGAAAAAGATGTCTCATACATGGATGCTGTTATTCTCTATTGTGAAAACACTGGTTATGAAATAGAGATAGCAGCAAAACTTGTGTCTGGGGCATTGAAGTCAAAAATCAAACTTGAAGCAGAAGAACTCCACTTTCTACCAAGATCGAATACAACCAAGCTACCAATATAAAAATTTATGCTTTTGTATAACCTTTATGTGAATTGTATCCATATCTACAATTATGTACAGATGTCATGTGTGATTGATTCAGGTTATTTTGACGACAATACTCAGATAAATTTCTTATTTCTATCAAGTTATTGTTAGGATCCAAGAATTTCCAAGATTTAGAACGACTATATGATGCGTTTTTTATGTGTTTCTCGGATTTATGTTTACCCTTTAAAGAGGAAGAAATTTTGATTTTATGTTCTTCACTGAGGTAAAATCCTTTATTTCTTCCTCCTTTTCCACCAGGAGCTTTATTATAGTAGGGTTTGAGTTTTGAAATATATTCAATCTCTAACGATGATAATTCATTTTCATTTGTCGCAGTGCATAGTTCTTCGATAATAAAATTATCATGACCATATTTGTTCATAGATGACATAAGATGTGTTTTTTTGTCTTGATTTTTGGCAGCATACTTATGATGATAAAATCTCTCATCCAAAGAACGAATTGTCTTGCCAATATAGAATTTTCCCGTTATGATATTAGTTATCTTATAGATTCGCATATGTAAATTCCTTTCTCAGTTTATTTATAAAAATCGAGTTTTCCATGAAACTAAGTAGTTATGAGACATACAAACTTTATCTAGCATTGAAAATGCATTTCACAAAGAATAACTATAATTATTTTGAATATAATGGAAAAACAAATGCAACGATGGATTCCTTTTTGGCTAGAAAGGACAAGTTTCAGTTCCAAAAACTGTGCCGAAAGTATGACAAGAACCAAATTCAGGATTTCCTAGTGGCTAACTTTATAAAAGGTAAGTCCTGGATTGGTGACTTTCTAGATGATGAGTGTGATGACACATATGTTGCTTTTATGAAACGCAAGCAAGCATTTACATATCATTTTGAGAATGAGTTGATCAAACTGTTTGACGGTGTTGATGATCCATCTGATATCTTCAAGACCAAATCTAGTCAATATCCAGAGTTGATCACACGATACTTGAACAACACCCTTTCAATAGAAACGATGGTCGTATTCAATGTGTATGTGAAGTTCTTTGATAAGTTTGATGATCGGATTGGCAAGGATGATATTCTGTGGAGCAAGATTCGATTCCTTGCAGATAAGGTGTTGCCGTTTGTTGAGTATGACAAGAGTAAGGTGAAAAATGTGCTAAGGAAGATGAATGAAAAATTGGCGAATAAATAGCTTGACAGGCTCTTTGGAGTCTGTTAGTATACACAAATCGTCATGCATATGTGGATAAGAAGCAATACAACGCTATACGGAGAAAATACAAATGGTAGATTTCGCTAAACTAAAGAAGGCATCTGGTGGTATCGATCGGTTGGCCAAAGAACTCGACAAGCTCAATTCTCCTACATCACAGGAGAAGAAGGACGATGATCGATTCTGGAAGATCGAACGAGACAAGAGCGGTAACGGTTCAGCCGTTATTCGATTCCTTCCTGCCCCTGCTGTTGATGGTGATGACGCCCTTCCCTGGGTACGTATCTTCGATCATGGTTTCAAAGGTCCATCTGGCAAGTGGTATATCGAGAAGTCCCTCACAACTCTAGGCCAGAAAGATCCCGTTTCAGAGTTCAACTCAAAGCTCTGGAATGCTGGTGGTGAAGGTTCGCCAGAACGCAAGCAAGCTCAAGCTCAAAAGCGTCGGCTAAGTTATATCAGCAACATCTATGTCGTATCTGATCCCAAGCATCCAGAGAATGAAGGTAAAGTCTTTCTCTTCAAGTTTGGTAAGAAGATTTTCGACAAGATTACCATGTTGATGAAGCCTGAGTTTGAAGACGATACTCCTGTCAATCCATTCGATCTCTGGAAAGGTGCTAACTTCAAGATTCGTATTCGTACGGTCGATGGTTATGCCAACTATGATCAGTCATTGTTCGAGAGCCCATCAGCACTCAGTCAAGATGATGACGAACTAGAGAAGATTTGGAAGTCAGAGTATTCGTTGAAGGAGTTTGTTGATCCAAGCCAGTTCAAGAGTTATGCTGAACTAAAGGCTAAACTTGAAATGGTACTTGGTGAAGCAACAAGTGAAGCTCCTGCTGAGCGTGCTGCACCTGTTGCACGTAAGGAAGCTAAGGCAGAAGCACCTCCATTCGACATCGATGAAGATGATGACGATCTGAAGGCCTTCAAGGCTCTAGCAGACGACTAAGAGAAGTTAGAAAGCGGAGAGAAATCTCCGCTTTTTTTATGATAATGTGTTATGTGGTGTTCTGACTGCCATAGTATTATCACCCATAGGTTCAGAGAAACTCGTTGATAGTGCATATGCTCTACCTATTCCAGGATTTTCTGATTTCAATGGTGACTCAAGCCTATAATTAAAGTTCTCACTAGATGGCAGTGCTATTGGTGCTATTTGTTGTGGATAATAAGGTTGTCTTTCATTCATGCCATTGTTGGGTTGAGCATCAGCTTGAGCATATTGATTTCTTGGCTCTAGTTCAGCTGGATTTGTTCTTTGATTTATGACCTCAGGCATTCTATTTGAGTTTTGAACTAGCTGTTCGTCATAATTCATTGTTGCCACAACTTTGCCGTGTGCACCTTTTCCAGTATCAACAATCTGAAGTGGTTCACCTGTTACATTTGAAAGTTGTCCACCAAATTCATTATTTTGAGGCACATCACCTGGTCTAAGCTGTTCTTCTTTTGGTTGTGCTTTTGGCGCTTGAGCAGGCTCTGCTGTTGGTTGAACTGATTGTTGTTGTGGTTGAGATTCAACAAGAGGTCTTTGTCCTCTTGGTGTTTGTGTATTATTTGGATCCATTGGTGCTGGAGAAACAGGTCTTTCTGGACTTGCAGCAGATGCTGCTGGTGATGCCGTTGGTTGTGCTGTAGCAAGAGGTGCTCCTGGTCTATATCGAGCATTTTCTGGTGCTGGTTCTTGTGTGAGAACTTTTTGAGCTGGAGAGACGGGTGCTTGCTCTTGTTTTGGTGTTACCTGTTGTCTTTGTTCTTTTTCTCTCTTAATTCTCTCACGAACAGAAGCATCATATTCTTCTCTTTCTTTAGCAGTCATAGCCATTGGCTCAGTAGGTTGACCTCTCATATTAGGAAATCTAAAGTTTTTAGGCAAACCTGTTTCAAAGTTATATGCACCGCTTGTTTGTGAACCTACACCTGGCTGAACTATTTGATAATGCATTGGATCAGCTGGTCCAGCTGCTGGACCTGACCATGCACCACCCCAAATAAACTTATCTTTTGGATACAATTCTTGAGCACGAATGTTGGCTGATCTATGCAATTGTTCATAAACTTTCCAACCTGGACTATTTCTATCATGTGGTAATGCTTTACCCTTTTCGTCATATATTATGACATCCATAGCAAGTCCACCTGGATGATTTTTAGTTCCTGTTTTTCTTTCGTCTGCACCTGAAATCATTTCTGCTCTATAACCAGGAGGCAAATCTTTAGATGCATCTTTCATAACATGAATCAATTTAGGATGCAAGATATTATTTCCATTACTGAGTTTTCCACCAGCATGAAACAATCTTTCTTCACCACGAGATAATTGCTCAGCAGTATATTCTCTCTGAATTTTTGGTATTGGTAGACCAGATTGTTTTACTGCTTCAACACCAGCTTTATTGCCAGGAATTACATCTAATTGTGGTCTATCTCCTTCTGAAATTAGTTTGTTTGTTTTATCTTCTATTTGCTGTGGAGTATATTGTTTAAAGTATTCGTTTGTCTTGTCAACACCTTCGTTTGCAATCAGTTCTCTGAATCTTGCCTGTTTTTCTGGCTGATCTTTAAGTTTGTTGTATTCATCAACAATCTTTGGATCTAATCCTTCAGGTAATGTATCGGGAACTTTTTTCTTTTCAGTTTCTGGTTTTTGACCTGTAGCTTGTTCTGAAGACACAGGTGCTTTTTCCATGTCTTTTTGTTTTTGTGTTTGTATTTGTTCTCTTATAACTTCTGGAAAAATTTTTTCTAAGTTGCCAGAAGGACCTTTCGCAAACTCTGCTCTTGCGACTTCAGGACGATCTTTCAATCCAAACCATTGTCCTTGCATTGCTCGTCTAGCAGCTTCATATGCCTCTGGTTTTCCAGATGCTAGTCCTTCATAGACAGATGGATATTTTCTTTTTAGGTATTCATGCATTGCCAAAGTTTGTTGTTCAACAGTTGATGTTCCATTTTGACCACCACCATGAAGATGTTTTGCAATCTCAGGAGGAACACCTCTTTTAATTGCATCACGAACATCTAAAGCATTTGTTTGATAATATCCATAATCTGCACCATCTTGACCATATTTTCTTACATTAGCATTATTTCTTGCTTGATTTAGTGCTTCTGAATATGCTTCTTTTCTACGCAATCCAGTTTCAGTCATTGCAAGTCCACGAAGAAAAGCGAGCTGATTAGGATTTATATCTTTTAAAGAACCTGAATATGCACCAGCTTTTTCATTTTGAGGAAAATTTGCTTGATTTTTTTTAGTTTGTATTTTCTCTAAGTAATCGAAAAATGAGTTTTCTCTAGCAACCTGAGATTGCTTGGGTTGTGGTCTTTGTTGGTCACCTGCTCTTGGCACTGGAGTAGCTGTTGGCGCCGTGCCAGAAGGACCAGTACTAGGACCAGTAGATGGTTGGTCAGCGCCAGTAGTGCCTCTTGTGCCTCCACTTACTGCTTTACCTATGTCTGGCAACTGTTGAAGATAGTACTTTGGAAATAGTTTGGCCAATTCTGTTGGAGTCAGACTTTCAATGTAGCTTCCGCCACCTTGTTTGAAAAACTCAATCCTGTCTTGAACAGTTAAGTTCATTAACTGTCTCCAACTGATTGTCAAATTTTTTGTGTCTATCTTTCTTGCCATTTTTTATCTTCTTTTTAATGTACTCTGTGCTTTTCTTTGGGCTGCTTGGTCACGAGCCAAATCTTCTTGATGTTTGATATATTCTTTGAGCATATCAATGTAGATAAATTTTTCCCAAGGCATCATTGATTCAATATCTGACAAGCTATATTTGTGATGTTGCATCAATGAAAAGTTTGTTTGGTAGTAATTCATCAAAGTATCGTAACCAAGCATTAGACGAAAAAACTCGCAAAATCCGAATATGAAAGATGATGTTCAAATCCACACTTATTGCATGTTGCTTTGGTTCGTATTACAAACGATGGAAAATTATCAATGAAATATTCGAGCTTTGAGAATTGTTCTTTTGTTAGACTCTCAATAAATTCAATGATTGCTTCTTGAGTTAAGTCCTTTGTTGTGTGAACACTATCTCCATCTATAACTTGATCAATTGAACCAGCGATGACACTGATTTTTTTGTTCATCACATCGTCGTTATCAAGAATAAGTTTCATTGTAGTATAGCTTGGATACTTCATCTTGACTTTGATTTTACCTAAGTCAATTAAAGGTGTGAGATGTTCATCTTTCACTATTTCACAATTTGAGATATCGATTTTTGCTGGAAAATTGTTGCCACATGATCTATCGTTTACCGTGTTATTGCATGTGAATTTTACTTCAATAGCTTCGCCAATTGATTTGGCTCGGAGAGCAATGAAGAGATAATCAACATCAAAGAAAGGTAAAGAGTCGATGTTGACATCAGAATCAATCAAACAATTATTGATGACTTGTTTGGTGGTGTTGATGATTTCTATATCATCATCTGACTGCAATGCCATCAACAACAACTTTTCTTCTCTTACAAGAAATGGACGTATCTTGACAACTTTATTGTTCGATGGTAGCTTTATTTCATATGTCGGCAAATCAATCTTAGGTAATTCCATAATTTTTCATCCTCTATCTTGATATAGGTGTTCTTGGTGAATCAGGTCTGGCTTGAATCAAATCAAATGATCCGGGATCATCATTCTCTCTTCTTCTGCTCCAATGAGTGTATGTAAATGAAACAACGAGTCTTTGGAACTGTGCGTCGCCCCATGTCATTGGCTGTGGATTCAAAAGAATAGGATAAGCATTATGAAGGGTCACAGCATATGTCGCATAAGGATCTTCACCGTCTTCTGTTGATTCAGAAAATTGAAAAATGTCTATCTCTGATCTGTACTCGTCACGATAATTGAAATCAAAGCTGTTGATTGGATTTATTTCGTACATCCAATCATCAAAAAACTGTCTTTCTACAGATTCAGCACGACAGAGAAAAGTAAAATTGATGTCTTCATATGTCGTTTGAAATGGAAGTTTTTGATTTGGACCATAATATCTCACGTCAACGTTCATGAAACCTCTACCGGGCATTTCAGCAACTTCACAGAGATATGTGAAATCACGTAAAAAGCTAGAATACTCAAATAGTTTTTCTCCAACAGGTAAGATTCTAATAGCAAATCTACATGATCTAACAAGACCACCATAATCGTCAGAAATAGCTCTGAAATCGAGCATTGACAAATTTGCTGGAGCATTTAGTATTTCAGCCATTTATTTTATGTCCTTGTTACGAATACTTGAACTGGTAACTGTGCAACCTTGTCCCATTCATTTGCTGTTATCTCGATGAAATGACTTCTTACATGACCAGTGAGATATCGTTTGATGCAAGGTGCTACTGAAGAAAGAAGTGTTGTGCGTGAAAGAAGATCGTATGACAGTCTTAATTTTGTTGTCTCGTTCATACGTTTGTTGCTGGCATATTCTTTGAGTTCATCCAATATAGATGATCTGGTACCACCATCGAGATAGTGTAGATTGAGACCCAAAAATCCATCTGGGTATCTTTGAATGGGAAACACGAGTGGAAATCTGTCATAGATTGGAAGTTTAGCTTTGTGCTTAGGATCGTATTCAAAGAAGAACATCTTGCCTATGACAGTAGTTCCTCTGGATCGATCAGCATTAGACAGCAGATTGCGTCTATAGCCAGCAGCACCTCTAGCTTTATTGAGCCACCAATCGACAGCTTCTTTTTGTTTTTGTTGTTGATTTGCCATATCTGTATTTATCTATTTTATGCCAAGTTCGGCTTCAGTTATGAGTTTAAATTCCCAATTACGATCAGCACAGTATTCTTTAGCATACTTCCACTTAGCTTGATTGACGCCCCAGGTCATGACTTCGGTGATGTATTTCTGTGTCTTTTTCTTGGAAACTTTAGGTTCTTTGGTCTGCGCTGATGGCTTTACTTCAAGCATCATGGTCTTTGTGTTACCATCTGGAGTTTTGACTTTGACGAGAAAGTCTGGAAAGTATCGATGATATCTGTTATCGACAGGTGATATGTATGGTATTGCAATTTCTTCGCTCTGCCACTCTATGACATTGACATTTTCATCGAGCCATTTCATGACCTTTCGTTCCCATAAAGACCTAAAGATGATATTGGTTGAATCACCCTTATACTTCTTGGGATTCTTGGGCGTAAACTTTCCTTTGTATGTCTTCGTGTTTGTCATATAAATATGTTTAAATGTATTCCAAGGATTACAATCATAAATGGCAAGCAGAGAAGAAAGCGATCAACAAGGCGTAGGTACTGAACCAGTTGATCTTGGACAAAGCAGATATGATTTCAGATATTTAGTTTTTCCAAATGATCTTGGCATGGAAGACAATAGTCATTACATGATTATCAATATTAACGTGCCAACAAAAACATTCAAATCTTCAGTCGCAGCAGGTAGATATGCTGGTTCACAATTTACTCCTTTAGGTGCAACTGACGTTTCAAAAGTTGATAAATTGAGATATGGACCAAGTGGATCCCTAAGCAATGCACCAGTAGTTATAGGAGGCGGAAATAACGGTGATAGACCAGCATTTAGTATACCTAGAAGAACAAAGAGAATTGCTGAATCTGTAGTTCTTCACATGCCAACACCCCTTGTCTATAATTCACAAAATGCTTATGAAGAAATTTCACTCTCTGCTCTTGCTGGTAGAGTGGGCACGGCAGCTTTGGGTGGTGCCTCAGCTTTCGCTACAGCATTAAGGGGTGCATTTCAAAATGCTATTCAAAGAGGTGCTGCTGCACGGGCTATATCAAATCCTTTATCACCACAAGGAGCGTTATCGACAGCTTCTAAAGTTTTACAATCTCCAATTAATCCTGCTGTTGAAGTGTTGTTTGCTAATACACTTGTAAGACAATTCACTTTTGAAGTGTTGATGGCACCAAGAAATGAAACAGAATCTTTGAGTATGCATAAGATCATAAAAACACTCAGATTTCATGCTGCTCCAGAAATATCTGATGCTAAATTGGGTGATATTCCAGGTTTATCTGGTGTATTAGATGCATTAGGAACTGTAACCGGAACAAATTTAAATGATGTAGGACCTGGTCTATTTTGGATTCCTCCTGCAGAATTTGACATTACATTTTTCCATAAAGGTGAAGAAAATACGAATATTCTTAGAATCAATACATGTGTTCTTGAACGAATTGAAGTCGATTATGCTCCAACTGGTGTCTACTCAACATTTAGAAACGGTCATCCAGTAGCTGCTAGACTTTCAATGGGATTCCGTGAAGTTGAACCAGTTCACAAAAAGAGAGTATTGCAAGGTTTCTAATGGCAAAATATTTCGACAAATTTCCTCGTATGTTATACAACATTGATGGAAAAAGATTAAGTAATTATCAAACAATAACAAATGTTCTTTTTAGAGTAAGAATAATTCGTGAAGCATTAACCAATGTTTCTTCTTATTATGAATATCTAATCAAGAATGATGATACTCCAGAAATATTAGCAGAAAAAATTTATGGTGATCCAGAAGCACATTGGATTATTCTAATGGCAAATGATATTGTTGATGCTCAATACGACTGGCCATTGAACTATGATGATTTTAATAACTACATTATAGGAAAATATGGATCAATTGAAAATGCTCAAACAACATATCATCACTATGAGAAGGTTGTGATTAGAGAAGAACAGTTAAGTGGAATTGTTACTGAGGATGTATTTTGGATAAATGAAGATCAACTAACTGTAAACAATATGACTGTTCCTTATGATACATACGATAGTTTACCAAAAACTCAAGAGTATGAAGCTATCAACATGCAAAATGGTAAAACAGTAAAAGAAACTGAGTTTACACGACGAATCACATACTATGATCATGAAATGGATTTGAACGAAAGAAAAAGAGCAATCAAGATTATCAAACCAGAATATTATACTCAAATAATTCGTGAATTTGATGCACTGACAGAAACTTTGCCATCTTATATTAGAAGATTGATTTAATGGAACAAGCACCAGATTTTCTCACACAGTTCGAAGTAGGTTTCTCAAATATAAGTGATGCATTAACAGATCAAATTACCGTGCAAGAAATTATGCTCGGTGAAAGTCTGTTGACACCTGGTCTGCAAACCACAGTCCATGTTCATAGTTCTATACATGAGAATCCAGTCAAAAATCTTGACGAATTTAAAAACACTATCATGACGATTGATATTGATAAACCTATTTTAGGTGATTTTAATATCGAAAGAAAAATGAAAGTTAGCCAAACGACATATCGACTTGATCAGAGAAAATTCCTCAACAACAACATTGAAGAATTTTTTATTCATGCTTGCGATCAAACACTGTTAGATAACGCAGCTACACTTGTCAGTAAAATGTGGAAATGCACAACACCTTCAGCCGTAGTTCGAGAAGTGTTATCGTCTTGTGCAGGTGCAAGATCATTAGATATTGAATCATCTGCTCCAGCAAGAGATTATATTGCAGAGAACATTCGACCATTTCAGGTTGTTGCACAGCAAGCAAACGTTGCTCTTGCTGGAGGAAACGATCCATCTTTTCTTCACTACATGACCTATGAAAATTTAGGCACACATAAATTTAGATCATTGTATAGTTTAACGAAACAACCCCCTGTTGCTCAGTACATATTTCAAGAAACTGGTGCATTGGCTGGTCATGCTTATCCATGGTCAATATTGACTCATAGTTTTCCATGTGATTTTGATTTGCTTTCTGACGTACTGAACGGTGTTGGCACAAATGGTGCAGACTTGAATAGCTTATTTACATTCAATCCTATTATGAAAATGTTTAATAGTTTTGGTAGTACTGCATTTGGTTGTGGTATCGGTAGTGGTATGCCAAAGTTATCAATGTCAAATGCTGGTTCAGCAACACAACAAAATGCTTGCCCAGACTATGCTCATTTATACGTTCATAAGAGACAAGCACGAATGGGTCTTCTGGAACAAGATAAGATCGCATTGAGAATCATGGTACCATGGAATCCTTTATTGAACGCAGGCAAAATAATTAGATTGATTATGCCAAATAAAGCAGATGAGGCTGGTAAAACACTAAACTATGGATCAGGTGATTATCTTATAGTGAGTTTGAAGCATCATATTAAAAGAGGACAACCGTCTACAATAACGATGGATTGTGTCTCAAGAACAGTTGGAGCAGGAGAAGTATAATATGTCTTTGCCAAGTAATTTTCCAGGTGAAAAGTCTTATCGAATCGTTGTTGGTGGAGATGTTAATGATTATGATCCACAAAAACTGTCTTTGATGAAAACTTATGATCCTACAAGACACAAGTTTCCAGAAGTTTCTCCTGAGCAATTGCCGTTTATTGGCACCGAAAGAACTGCAACACAATGCACACTAGAAAGATTTGAAGCTCCGCCCGAACAAGGATCTGTTGTTATTTGTTCACAAGATCGTGGATTTCCAACATCTGCTGTTGTAACAGGAACAGTTTCAGGCACAGAATTAAACTCAGCACAGAACGTGGCAGGCAATTCTGGTCTTTATGCATTGCTACAATTAGTATCTCAAATAACAACACGTAAAAGACTAAAGCCAAAAATTGTAGAGCAAGCAAAGAATAACGTTCTTATTCGTGATATGATAGAAAAGGGGCAAGATTGGAAACATGCTCATACAAAAGGCATCCAAACTCATGCTGCGTTCAATCAAGTAGTAGGACAACTTCTCAAAGAAGTAAAAAATATTGAAACTGCTCTACAAAGTTTTGCTAATATTCCTTCTATGGGTATGCTCTCTCAGCTTCCTGGTCAAGCACTAAATCTGGCATCAATCTTCAAGAATCTAACAAAGCAACAAAAGAAACGTGCAACACAAAAAATGTCGCCTGAACTTGTTGCTGGTCTAGAAAATATATTCTTACTTATGGGTGATGCGTCTTCGGATAGTAATTCATATGTCGCTTCTGATCGAATCAATCCAGAAGTCTATACTGAGAATATGATTGAACTGTTATCTCAATGCGATAACATCGGTGATTTGCTTGATTGCATTCACAGACTGAACTATGATGAAACTCTTCGTGGTCTTGAAGCATATTCTAAGAAGAGTGATTCTGGACTAAAAGCAAACACAGTCAATCAAATTTTAGGTACTCCAGATTCTGATGGTGAAACAGAAACATCTGATCTTGTACTATCCAATATTCTTGATAATGCAAGAGTTCATTTTGATGAGGGATATAGTCTCAATATAAGTAACAAGACATATCTTGTGACAACTGCTAATCTAAGCAGCAATACGATTAGCGTTTATCCAAGAGTTGAACAAACACTTGAAAGTGCTGTTGTGTATGTTTATGAACCTATTTTGGAATTTGAGACTGAAGGTCCATATGGTCCAATGACAATGACAATGGACATCAATGGTAATGTAAAACCAAAGAAAGATTCATTGCAACAATTGCAGCAAGCCATGCAAGCAATAACAAGTCTAATGAATCTAGCACAGTCTGCTAGTCAAGGACAGAATCTATTCGGTGATGCTGCAAAAAACCTAAGTCAAATGGTAAACAGAATACCTAACAGTGATCGCATATCTACACTTGGGACAATCATTAGTGCAGCAAAGGCAAAGGGATTAGATACTGCCACAGAAAAATCAATCAAAGGTATCTATCCTAATTTTAGCGGAATGTAGGAGATTATGATATGACAACTTTACCAACAAGACCAACACCAACACAACATTCTCAAACTGCGCAAGGTTTAAAAGGAGAAATAGAACATCCAAACTATGCATCTTGGCAAACAAGAACCGGTCTGGTACCTTGGTTTGTAAATGATACAAAAGGTAATGAGTTTATTCTCTCACAACATCGTTCTGGTACATACTGGGAAATGACTCCAACAGGAGCATTCGTTCAAGTTGCATCTAAAAACAGAGAAGACATCACGTTTGGTAAACATGTGACACGCACAACGGGATCACATGATATTACAGTTGATGGTGGTAGCGATAGCAGCGTAAAGACCACTGGATCACGCAGAATCACTACCGATGGTGACAGTGAAATGACCACCAAAGGCAAGATGGTTATGTCAATGAAGAACATGAGTATTCTATCTGGTGAGTTTGTTGATATATCTGGTCAAGCATTCACTGCCAAAATGAAATCAGTGGTAATGCACGCAAGTGACGGACCCATTTCTCTAAACGCTGCTGGTGATGGCAATCTAACATCATCAGAAGGTTCTGTTGCATTACTTTCTAAATCTGGTGCTGTAACACTTGATGCAGGTTCAGATATTTCTATCTGGGGATCTGAATCAACGCATATCAAAGGTGGTGGCGGAGAGATTGTTGCTAAAGATGGCAAAGTTTATATTAACTCTGGTATGTTCAAAGCACCCTCTCAAGTTTGGAAAGGTCGTCCAGCAGGAGCACAATCAAAAGAAGCTGATTGGACTAATACCGATTTTTCTGATACACCCACATCATAAAACAAAGTATAAATAAACACATGAGACAAGTACAAAGAGTTACCAGAAAATACGACTATTCCGATCTAGACCTAGATTTCATAGCACATCCTACAACCAAGGATGTTGTTAAGAAAACTGGTATTGATGCTATTAGAAGATCAGTGAGAAACCTGATTCTTACCAATTTCTATGATAGAAAATTTAGATCGTTTATTGGATCAAACGCACAGAAGATTCTCTTTGATAATATCAATCCTTTCACAGCAACATTCTTGAAAGACGCTATCATTGATGTTATAACAAACTTTGAACCACGTGTGAAACTAGCAGACGATGACGATGATGGTGTTCTAGTGGCAGTGAATCCTGATCTCAATGGCTATAATGTTAGAATCACATTTTCACCAATAAATACTGGACAACCAACAGTAATAAACTTATTTTTAGAAAGACTGAGATAATATGGCCGTAGAAAAATCAGCACTAAGAGTAACAGAACTTGATTTTCTTTCGATCAGAGAAAATCTAAAAACGTTTTTGAGAAGTCAGTCGGAGTTTCAAGACTTTGACTTTGAAGGTTCTGGTATGGCTGTTCTGCTGGACATTCTAGCATATAATACACACTACATGGGATACTATCTCAATATGGTTGGTAATGAGATGTTCCTTGATACTGCGCAAATCAGAGCATCTGTTCTTTCTCATGCCAAGTTGATGAACTATGTTCCTAGCAGCAAGCAAGGTGCATTGTCTAAAGTCGATATTCTTGTTACACCATCTAACACAGAAGATAACGCAGCAACATCAGTCACACTTGAAAAATATACTAGACTTCTTGGATATGACAAAGACGGAATAAACTATCCTTTCGTAACGATCAATTCAAATACAGCACTAAAAACAAACGGCTCTTTTGCTTTTTCAAACGTTTTCATCAAACAAGGTGAAGTTATCACGCTTCAATATCTTGTAGATTCTACAAATGAAAAGAGACGTTTTGAGATTCCATCAGCTAACGTAGACACAACATCTATTACAGTTTCTATTCAAGAATCATCATCAAACACAGACACAAAAGTATACAATTTGGCTGAAGATATTACCGAACTTACAGCAAATTCGATGGTATATTTTATTGAAGAAAACGAGAATCTAAACTATTCATTCTATTTTGGTGATGGCGTTCTTGGTAAAAGACCAAAAGATGGAAATATCGTCATCTGCACATATCTCGATAACGTCGGTGCACAATCAAATAACATCACAGGATTCACATTTACAGATCAAATTGGTGGTGAGTATAAAGATAATGTTACTGTTTCATCTGTTGTTTCTTCTTATGGTGGATCAGATAAAGAATCAATTGAACAAGTTCGATTCCGTGCACCATATTTCTACACAACACAAAACAGAGCAGTGACTAAAAACGATTACGAAACACTTCTTCTAAAAGACTACAACTATATTGATTCTGTTTCTGTTTGGGGCGGTGAAGACAATGAACCTGTTGTCTATGGAAAAGTTTATATTTCTATCAAAACAAAAGGCAATTACCAGCTAACAAATTTTGAAAAAGAGCAAATCAAAGAAGAACTGATTCAAAGCAGAAACATATTGACAGTTACACCAGAAATCATTGATCCAGATTACACATATATTATGATTCAAGGTTCTGTAACGTATGATTCAAAAGTCACATCAAAAACGGCTGGTCAGCTAGAGCAGTTAGTCAAAGCTGCTATTTCTGACTATAATGATCAGGAACTTTCTGACTTTACCTCTACATTCAGAAAATCCAAACTTCAAACTTATATCGAAAGCTGTGATCCTTCTATCACTGGCTGTGATATTGATGTTTATGTTCAGAAACGAGTACCTATGTTACTCGAATCAACACGGACATATAACATTCAATACAAGATGCCGATTAAACAATTACCACATGAAGATAAACTTTCAACTTATCCAGAAATTGAAGTTTATGATACGTCTGGTGTTTCAAGAAATGTGTTTATTGAAGAAGTTCCAGAAGCTCAAACTGGAATCGAGAGAATAGACATTATCAATTCTGGTACCAATTATGTAAGTGCACCAACAGTTACTATCAAGGGAGATGGTAGAGGTGCTACAGCTACAGCAAGAGTACTCAGTGGAAGATTGTTTGCTATTGATATCACAAATGCTGGTTCTGACTATTCAACTGCAACTGTCGAATTGAGTGGTGGTGATGGTTTTGGTGCATCTGTTGTTCCTGTTCTTCAGTCCAAAATTGGTACACTAAGAACATATTATTATAAAACAAACGGCGAAAAAGTCATTGTAAATAGTAATGCAGGCACAGTCAACTATTCTACAGGTACAATCACACTCGACAGCTTGAAAGTATTCTCTGTGATGGAAAATGATTTCTATGATGAAGATATTCTAACATTCAAAATTCAAGCAGACGAGGATATCATTAGACCACTAAGAAATAGAATACTTGTTATAGATGATAGTGATGCAAAAAGCAAACAAATTACAATGATTGCAGAATAACATGATATCAAATAATAAAATCAGCCATCTTATAAACTCTCAAGTTCCTTTCTTCGTAAGAAACGACCATCAGGCGTTTGTCACATTTCTTGAGAAGTATTATGAGTATCTAGAACAACAAGATAAAGCTGTCAATACAGTCAAAAACATACAAACTTATTTTGATGTTGATTTGACACCAGATGACTATGCCAACAAGCTATATTCGATCTTTATGAACTTTCTACCAGACTTTGCTCTGGCAGATAAAGATATTCTAATCAAAAATATCAAAGATTTCTATAGAGCTAAAGGTACAGAAAAAGCTACCAGATTTCTTTTTCGGATCTTATATAACGAAGAGATTGATTTTTATTATCCTAAAAAAGATATTCTCAGAGCATCTGACGGTAAATGGTTTATTCAAAAATCATTACGAGTTACAGACACAAAGTTAAACTCGACTGCAAATACATCTATTTTTGCTCTTGAGAAATTCGTATCAACTCAGATAGTAGGTAATACATCCTTAGCATCAGCAATCGTTGAACGTGTTGATAGATATTTTGAACAAGGTCAACAGATTGACGAACTCATTCTATCAAACATAAATGGTGAGTTTTCGGATGGTGAAACAATCTTTACTCTATCAGATGGTTTAGTTCCATTAACATCAAATGTGTTTGGTGGTGTTATCAGTTCGATATCAATCACAAATGCTGGTTCAAACTATACAGTTGGTGATCCAGTCATATTTGTTAGCAACACAGGTACAGGAGCATGTGCTACTGTAACATCGGTTTCAACTGGTAACGTTGCTGATATCACTGTTCTATATGGTGGTGCTGGTTATCAAAATGGAAATTTCTTGTTGATCTCTGGCGGTGGTGGTGCTGGTGCAAACGCTAATGTGACATCAGTTCTTGCCGATGGATCAGTTCATCCCAATTCATATAACATTGTTGCAAGCACAATTTCACTTGAAACTAATACACCAATCAATAATGCAACGTATAGCAATCTAAATTCAGCAAATGCAAATTCATGGATTGCAAATGGTATGTCATATTGGGTATATGCCAACACAGGTCCAGCAAGATCGATTTTGATTCTTAACTCAGGACTGAACTATACTTCAAAACCATCAATCAGTATTTTGCCCAATACAGTCATATTTGGATTGGGTATTCTTGGTGCCATGGAAATTGCTAATGGCGGACAGAATTATCAAATTGGTGATGTAATTGAATTTATCAATGTACCTGGTGGTTACGGCACAGGTGCTGTAGCAAATGTCACAAATGTAGATAATCAAAATGCGAATGCAATCAGTCAAGTTAGATTCCAACAAATTCCTGGACACTTTGTCGGTGGATCAGGATTTGATGAAAACTTCTTACCTAGAGCAAACGTAATTTCTGGAACAGGCAATGGTGCTAATATCGTTGTCAAAGCAATACTTGGTTCTGGTGCAAATCTTACATCACTGACATCATCTATTGGTGCTATTCAGTCAATTTCTATTACTAATAGAGGTACTGGTTATTTACCAGATACGACAATTGATCTTACTGGTAGTGGTGATGGAAGAGCACAAGCTACTCCATTCATCGTTCAGGGTGCATATTCGTATCCAGGTAGATATCTGAATGATGATGGTCATATTAGCTCATATAACTTTTTGGAAGATAGAGATTATTATCAAATATTCTCTTATGTAATTAAATCAACAAAGTCAATTGCTGATTACAGAACAGCAGTGAAAGACATCAATCATCCTGCTGGACTAAAGATTTTCGGTGAATATGATTATGTGAATGAAAACATTGGCAGTGAAGTTTCCGCAGATGAAGATGCAAACACAATTTATAATGTTGAAGCTGCTGGATACGTAAACACAACAAGCTATATTACTGTAGCTAAAACTTATGAGAAAACAGGTAATCTGATAAACGTTTCATATGCTTCTCATGGATTGAGTGCAAACGCTAACGTATACCTTGAGTTTACAAGCGGCAATTTTGCAAATGTTCAAAACAGTCTTTATATGATTGCAAATAGCTTTAGTAACTATTTCTACGTCGTTCAAAAAAGCAATGTTTTGAATATATCAATAACCAATGCAGGTCTTTTGTACAATGCTAACAGCTATCTAATTATCACGGGAGACGGAAAAGGTGCTAACGCATCTTTCACAACTAATGCTAATGGTTCTATCGTTTCCGTAAACATTAGAGAGCCAGGCATCGGATACACATTTGCGCCAACTGTAACTGCGAATGGGTCAAATTCAGTAGCAGCAACTTTCACCGCAAGAATATCATATGCAGGCGATACATCTGGTAATGTTTTTGTGACTAAGATTCGTTCATAAATATAAAAAATATAATCTAAGGAAGAAAAATGACATCTTCTACTTTTGTAGACTTGAGAATCAATAATGCAGAGCAACTAAAAGAATCTGCTTCAGAACCAAGCCCAAACACAAAGATTTTCTTGACCTTTGGTAAAGTTGATGCTTGGCCAAACGAATCTTCTCCAAACGTGTCCAATTCATCTATGGCTACCATATATGAAGTGTGGTCGAATATGATTGGTGGCAAGAGAATACTTGGTGGTGATATGATGCATGTTATACCAAGATTTGATTGGGTATCAAATACTGTTTATATAGCTTATGATCACATGAATCCCAATCTCTTTGATGGTAATACTAAATTCTATGTTCTGAACAGTGACTTCTCAGTCTACAAATGCATAGCCAATAATAGCGGTGGAGCATCAACAGTAGAACCATCATCTTATAATACTGGCGCAACTGTGTCAACATCTGACGGTTATGTCTGGAAATACATGTATACTCTCAATGATGCAGAGAGAGTTAGATTCACAACAGACAATTATATTCCTGTAAAAACACTCTCACTAAATGACGGTTCATTGCAGTGGCAGGTACAAAGTTCGGCAACAGAAGGCAGCATTGAATCAATCTTTGTCGCAAATGTCGGACAAAATTATACAAACACATCAAATATAACGATTACTATTACTGGTGATGGTCAATCTGCTACGGCAATTCCATCGTTGAACACTTCAACTAATACAATCTCAAGCATCATTATAACCAATCCTGGTACAGGCTATTCATATGCAACAGCAACAGTAACAGATGTTGGTACTGGAACAGGTGCAGTCCTACGTCCCATTATTAGTCCTATTGGCGGTCATGGATCTGATCCACTCTATGAATTGGGTGGCAAAAATATTATGTTTGATGTGAAATTAAGATATTCTGAAGAAGGTATTCTTCAGGCAACAAATGACTTTAGACAAATAGCTCTATTGAAAGATCCTTATTTGAAGGGTTCAACAAACGTTGCTACCAACACTGCATTCAGTCAAGCATACAGTATTACAGCATCAGGTTCAGGCAACTATACACAAGATGAATTTGTCTATCAAGGAATAAATCTAGCATCTGCTACATTCAGCGGAAAAGTGCTATCATGGGATTCCACAACAAGTAAACTTCTTCTTATAAATACAACAGGAACTCCCACTGCTGCTCAATCACTCATTGGTGACTCAAGTTTTACAGTTCGTGCTATCAGTAGCGCCGAACAAGGTGATTTGAAAAAATATAGTGGTAGAATTTTGTATGTTGATAATATAAAACCTGTTACAAGAGCAACAGATCAAATAGAAGACTTCAAAATAGTAGTGAAGTTTTAGAGACACGAAATTCACTGAAATTCTAAAAAGGAAAAATAAATGGTCGCTAATACAGCTAACTTGGCCCTTCTTTCAACAGCAGAAATTGATGCTGCTTTGCCTGTTCCTGAGCCAACATTGACTACGAATTTTAATGTTTCACCATACTATGATGATTATGATAAGACAAAAGACTTCTATCGTATTCTTTTCAAGCCAGGTTATGCTGTTCAAGCAAGAGAACTTACACAAATCCAAACGCTGACGCAAAATCAAATTGATAGATTTGGTAAACACGTTTTCCGTGAAGGAAGTATCGTACTTCCTGGCGAGTTCATTATCGAAAATGATGTCGATTATGTCAAAGTTAGAGACGTTGACAATAGCAACAATTCTGTTACTATCAGCGATTATTTGGATCAAACTCTAGTAAGTTCCAATACAGGTATTCAAGCGTATGTAATCAATGTAGAAGATGGCACAGAGGCAAGTTCAAACACAAAGACTGCTTATCTTAGATATCTCAATTCATCAAATACAAACACAAGCATCAAAACTTTCCAAACAAACGATGTTTTGACTTGTAACAATGGAACACTTATTGTTTATAATACTGCTAACAATGTTGGTAAAGGATCTAGATTCGTTATTCGTGAAGGCGTATATTTCGCAAAGAGCCATTTCATCCGATTCCCAACACAATCTGTTATTTTGAATAGATATTCAACAAGTCCAACATGTCGTGTAGGATTCAAAGTACTTGAAAGCATTGTCAATGCTTCTCAGGATGCAAGTCTTCTTGATCCAGCTCTAGAATCTTCTAACTATTCTGCTCCTGGTGCTGATAGGTTGAAGCTGTCATCTATTCTCACTGTTCGTGATTATAACGATACAGAAGGTGCACCAGACTTCGTTGAATTATTTCAAATCAAAGATGGAATCGTTACTGAAATCTATAACAGATCACAATATAACGTTTTGGGTGATGAACTTGCAACCAGAACGCTAGATGAATCTGGTGATTATTACGTTCGTGGTCTTACTATTCGTATTAGAGAAAATCTAGACGTTGCAAATAACGGTGGCTTCTCAGCAAATGGAAGTGCAAATGTTCTTTCAATTGGTATTGAACCAGGAAAAGCATACGTCAAAGGATATCCTGTCGAGATCCTAACAACTGATTATGTCACAACAGATAAAGCTCTTACATATTCAAACGTAAGTTCACAGTCTATAAGTGCAGGAATGGGTAATTTCATTCGTGCTAACAACTTTACTGGTAGCATCAATCAAGATTTTGGTACATCAGTTTTCCTCAAAGACGTTGCAAATAAAAGACTAACAAACGGTCTATGGGCATCAGGTGCTGCTCTTGGCAACACAATCGGTACAGCTAAAGTTCGATCAATCGAATATGATTCTGGCACACTTGGAACACCAGATGGTGTAGTTGCCATGTATCTGACAGACATTCGAATGAATGGTACAAATGCGTTTTCTGCAACAAAAAGCATCTATGCCTCAAACTTTGGTGGTGATGCTGTTCTAGAAGATGGTGCGGCAGTACTAAAAGATATCAACACTGATATTCTCATCTATAGTGTGGGTGCAAAAGGTATTCGTACCGTCAAAGATACTGCTGGCAACTCACAGATGGATTATAACTTCAAGAGAACATCCTCTGTAACTGTTACTGGTGGAACACTTTCACTTACAATAACAAGTATCACAGGTGAAGAACTGCCATATGGAACAACAACACTTTCAACAGCCGATAAGAGAGAAATCATTCTAAACGTTGATAGTGATGTTTCAATTCCAACAACTGCTGGTGTTGTTTCTCGTTACTCTGATACTACACTTACTGGCAACGCAACATCATCGTTCACTAAATTGAATGTTGGTGATAAGATTCAGTTCAACAACAATACCACTGTTTATTTTATCAACACAATCACTGACGCTACACACATCACAGTTGATAAAACTCTTCCAGCAGTATTGAGTGGCAACGGAATCACTAAACTTTATAAGAACGGTGATATCATCGATCTTACCACAAAAGGCTTTACATCTGGCACTGAACGCACAGTGTCTGCAACATCCACAACATTGACTATTAACTTGAATGAATCTGCTCTAACGACAACTGGTAAGATTTCATATCCAATCAATCGTAGTGGTGCTATACAGGTCAATAAGATCCTGAAAGCAAATGCACAAGTTATGATCAACACATCAAATAATATAGCAACAACAACTGGGCCATATGCTCTTGGTTTCGCTGACGTGTTGAGAATCAATTCAATTAGAAATGCTGTAACTGGTGCTGATCTATCTGGTTCATTCACTTTTGATAACGGTCAAAGAGATGCTTTCTATGATCATGCTAGAATTACACCAACAACAACACTAGCATCTAACACTAAGATTCTTGTATCACTTGATTATTTTGAACCATCATTCACAACTGGTAGAGGATTCTTTACAGTCGATTCTTATCCAATTGATGATTCTGCTGGATATGATCCTGCAACTGAAATCAAGACTGAACAGATTCCAGTTTATAAGTCACCACGAACTGGTGCATATTATGATCTAAGAAACTCACTTGACTTCAGACCGGTTAAGGCTGCATCAATATCTTACACAACAAGCTCGGCTAGTGCTCCAAATAATCCAAGCACAGATACTGCATTTAGCTCAGACGTAAACGGTCTAAGATTGCCTGTGGCATCTAGTCAGTTGACATATGACTATTCATTCTATTTGCCAAGACGTGATATTGTTGTAATTGATAAGAACAAAAAGATTTCTGTAATCAAAGGCACACCAAGCATTTCTCCAGTAACACCCTCAGTTCCTGAAGAAACAATGTTGCTCGCTGGTATTCTTGTGACACAATATCCATCTCTTGCTCTCGATTATGCACAAAGCATTGGTCGTGCTGATCTTGGATGTGTATCAAAGAAACTATCCAATATCAGATTCACAATGAGAGATATTGGTGTTCTAAAGAACAGAATTGAAAACATCGAATATTACACCAGCTTGAATCTACTTCAAAAGTCTGCTCTCGATATGAATATCTTGGATGCTGATGGAGTTAATCGATTCAAGAATGGTATCTTCGTTGACACATTCGCAGATCATACATTCGGTCAAGTTGATAGTCCAGATTATCGTATCATTGTTGATACAAGTGAAAAATCAATTCGTCCAATGTATACAGCACACTCATTCAATTATAACTATTTGCCATCTGATGGTGAAACAACAAATGTGCAAAAGACCGGTAATCTAGTAACTCTTCCATATACTGAAGAGCTTCTCCTTGAACAAGCTGCTGTGACATCATATAGAAACGTTGAGTTGTCTAGCTACCGATTTGTTGGAACTTTGACACTTGATCCAGATATTGATACATGGATTGATACAAATTCATTGCCACCAGAAGAGATTCATCTAGGTGCTACAGCAGATCAATTGCCTATCAGTACAACAACATATGACATTGAACGCAGAAATAATGGTTATCTTGTTGGTCCTCGTGTTGGTGGTCCAGGTGGTAACGGTAAAGTTTCTAGAAACTATGGTCAAGGTGGAACGGGAACTGCAAAACCCATAGACTTCTTCGGTCGTACGGACTATTACATTCAAGCATCAAACAGCCCTAACGATCAGCCTGTTTATGCTATCCAAGACGTAACAACAACAAAGACAACTACTAACTTTGCATACACTGAAGAAGTTGTTACTGAAGGTTCAAAGATCGTTGATATTGGTCTTGTCAACTATATTCGTCCACAAACCATTGATGTTTGGGGTCGAGGTCTCAAGAGAAGCACACGAGTTTATGTCTTCTTTGATGGTGAAAATATGACTAATTATTGTGCTCAACTTACTGCTGCACAATATGCTCAAACACCAGATCAACGAAGAGCTGCGGGCTTTATACCAACTTATGGAAATGAACTCGTTGTTGATGCTGATGGTAATTTGTATGTTGCTCTTGAATTGCCAACAAACAAACAATTTAGAGTCGGACAAAAAGAAGTTGTTATCACTGACAGTCCAACAAATTCTATTGATGCATCGACATATTCAAAAGGCTACTTCGTTGCTTCTGGTTTGACAAAGACCATTCAAGGCAAAGTAATTACAACAGGTACAATCACATCTACAGTTGATGTCGATGTTACCAGAAGAAATGAAAATGTGTTCCTTGGTTATCTTGATAACGCATCATGTTCTGCATATTCACTCTTTGTCAAAGCACCACCTGAAGATGAAGGTTTGTTCTTGACAAGTGTTGATCTATACTTTGCAAGAAAGCATCCAACACTAGGTGTTTGGTTCGAGCTTCGTGCAATGGATAGTGCTGGTGGTATTACCAGAACACAAGTTCCATATTCTGAAGTTTGGCTAACAGCAGATCAAATTACTGTATCTACTGACGGTTATACAAATCCAACAAAAGTAACTTTCCCATGCCCTGTATTCTTGAACAACAATACACAGTATGCATTTATCATTCACACTGAAGGGTTGAATCCTGACACTTACTTCTGGATTGCACGACTTGGTGAGACTGATGTTCGTCCAGAATCAGAGGGTGGTGGCAGAAAATACAATTCACGTCCTCTAACAGGTACATTCTATACAACTAACAACAATCTCAACTGGAACATGGTTGATGATATCGATCTCAAGATCAAGTTCTATCGTGCCAACTTTAGCACTGGTGTACAAGGTGTTGCAGTATTTGGAAACGAACCTGTTGAAAAACTTAGACTTGCAAATAGCTCATCTGAGTTTGTTAGTCACACTGAGCCAATCACAAGCAACTATAAACTAACACTATCTGGCAATACATCTAGCTATAAAGCTGGTGACTTCTTGGTTGGACAGACAAGTGGTGCAAACTCAACAATTATCAAAATTAGTGGTTCTAACTTCTATGTTGGTAATACAAAATATGTGTCTGGTGAAAGAGTAACACACAGATATAATGCCAATGCTACACTAAGTGGATTTACATCTGCAATGTCTGCTTTGGCATATGGTTCAGGCAACATGTATGAATACAAAACATGGCGTGGAAACACAACCATGATCATGAAATCTTCAAATGGTGGCTTTGAGACAAACGTTAGTATCAGAGGTGGTTATTCTAATGTGACATCTGATATTTTGGCAATTGATAACTTTAGATATTCAAAAGTTAGTTTTGAGCCAACATATCTACGATTTAGCAGAAATCAATTGACCTTTGTCATGAAGACAACATCTAATACTGGTTCAGTTGGATCTTATGAATCAGTTTATGAAAGCGATGGATACTTCTTCAGTGAAGAAAAAGCACTATTCTCAAGAAGCAATGAAATTGCCTCATTGTCTGGTGCAAATTCCAACAAAGTCAAGTTTACTATGTCCTCAACATCAGCTTTCACATCACCTGTGATTGATACAACCAAGACAAGAAGCGTTTATGTTGATAATATTATCAACGCAAATACAACTTATGGACTAGAAGCATCTTCATCAGGCGGTGAACTACTCAATAAGTACATTTCAAGAATCGTTACTCTTGCTGATGGACAAGATGCTGAAGACTTGGTTGTTTATCTCTCTGCATATCGTCCAACATCAACAGATGTGCTTGTTTGGTGCAAGATACTAAATGCTGAAGATTCAGACTTGATTGATAATCGTAACTGGATTCCAATGGAACTCAGCAGCGGATCAACAATATATTCTTCACTTGCTGATGCAGATGACTTCAAAGAACTCAAGTATGTTATTCCTTCAAGCTATATGACTGGTCCAGTATCAAACAATTCTCCTGGTGGTGAAGTTCAATATACCAACAGTCAGGGAACAACATTTACTGGATTCAAGTATTTTGCAATCAAAGTTGGTTTATCTGCTACAAATAGTGCGATTGTTCCTCGTGTAACAGATTTGCGTGCAATTGCAATTCAAATCTAAGGTGAAGAATGCAAAAGACAGAAAGACAAGGATACTATAAAGTGGATGAGAGCATTGTTCTAAATAATGATGGCGATGCTCTCGCCGCTTATAGAAAACAGAAAATGAAAAATCTGAGACTAGAGAAACTAGAAAATGATTTGACTGAAATCAAGAACGATATGGAAGAAATCAAAAATCTTCTAAGAGGACTAATCAAGTAAATGGCAGCATTCGTAGAACTTTTCATAGATCAGGGTACGACATTCACTTCAGTTATCAATATTACTGACGATATTACAAACGATACTCTGAATATCATTGATTATAGCATTATTAGCCAAATTCGGAGATCATACTACTCAGCCAATATTTCTGGCAATCTAGTATGTACTATCACTGATGCAGGTAATGGTGAAGTGACTTTGGCTATGAGTGCAGCAAATACTGCTAATATGAAACCAGGTCGTTATGTATTTGATGTAAAGATGACAAGCGGCGCAAATGTCACATCACGTATTCTTGAAGGCATCATCAACGTAACACCACAGGTAAGTAGGTAAAATGGGAATCAAAGTTATAGTTAATTCTCCAGGTAAGAATAGAGTTTCAATAAACAATCAACGACAAGAAACAGTTCGCACGGTTGGTGTACAGTCACCAAACGGACTTTTGCGCAATCTACAAGACGTAAATGTCAATGATTTAGATAACAATGAAACATTGGTTTATGATGCTGCTTCTGATGAATTTGTCGTAAAAGTTTTGCCGGAAATAAACGGGGGAAGTTACTAAGGGTATGTCTAATACTGTAATTCAGGTAAAGAAGTCTAATACCCCTACAAAAATACCGTTGACAACTCAGCTTGCCGACGGTGAAATTGCTATTAACACACATGACGGCAAACTCTACTTTCGAAAAAACGCTAATGGTTCACTATCAATTGTTGAAACTGCTACAACGACTTCAGATAGTGTTACGAATGTTTTGTATGTCTCTAAGTCTGGCAGCGACTCTAACGATGGCAGAACTCTATCCAGATCATTTCTAACAATCAAAGCTGCACTGGCTGTAGCATCATCTGGTACCACAATCTTTGTCAAGAGTGGCACATATACCGAAGATGCTCCTCTTCAAGTACCTGCTGGCGTTTCTATTATTGGTGACAATCTACGAACAACTTCAGTCAAAGCCGCTGATCCAACCAAAGATATTTTCCATGTAAGAAACGCAGTCTACATCACAGGATTCACATTCAGAGATCACGTATCTCCTGCGTCAGCCATTGCTTTTCCAGAAGCTGGTGCAGGTGTCATTACGATCAGTCCCTATGTGCAGAATTGTAGCTCAATCACCACAACTGGCACTGGTATGCGAGTTGATGGAAGTAGAGCATCTGGTTTGAAGTCGATGGTTACTGACGCTTTCACTCAGATCAATAGAGGTGGTGTTGGCATTCACATTCTCAATAATGGATATGCTCAGCTTGTCAGTATCTTTACAGTATTCTGTGAAGTTGGTATTCTAACTGAAAGTGGTGGTCAATGTTCTGTAACTAACTCAAATTCTAGCTTCGGTACTTATGGTCTCAAAGCAAATGGTGTTAGTGCATTGCTTTATAGCGGAACAGTTTCAGCCAATGTATTAGCAGGATTTGCTGATATTACCGTAACTGGACTTTCAAATAGACCAAGATATGGTGATGTTATACGATTTGATAACATTGGTCAGTATTTTACCATCATCAACTCATCTCCGCTTTTATCTACATCATCAACAGTTACTATTGACATCAATCTTCCTGAAGGTGTTTATTCAGGTAATACTGCTTCATTCTATCAACGAAGCCTGATTTCAAGCAGCGGACACACATTCGAATATGTAGGTGCTGGTATTGATCCACTAACAGCTACGCCTGCTGGTGGTGGTTATCCAATTCCAGATAATGAAATTATAGATGATGCTGATCAGGGCGGAAAAGTGTTTTTCACTAGCACTGATCAATTGGGTAATTTTCGTGTAGGTCAAGACTTGATATTTAATAGAGCAACAGGAACTATCACAGGTGACACTTTTGATAGAAGTCTTTTTGCAGTGCTAACACCATACATTCTAGCACTAGAGAGTTAAGAAATGGCAAATCAAATCAATACTTTTAGAACTGTTACCGCAAATGTTACGACAAGTAACACAAAGGTATATACTGTTCCAAATGGAATAACTGCTATCGTTTTGATGGCACAAGCAGCTAACATCACTGACAATAACCACAGAGTGAGTTTTTCACATCTGACTGGCGCTGGTGAGAAAACAGAACTACTAAAAGATTTTACAGTACTAAAAAATGATGCTGCGGGACTACTAACAGGCAAACTAATTGTAGAACAAAATTGCTCAGTCGAAATTCATTCATCTAGCAATAATTCATTGAAATTGACTTTAAGCATTTTGGAAAGCACAAATGCCTAATATAAATAGACTGAGCGGAAAAGTCGCAAAAGTTCCTAGTGCTAATGCAGATCCCGGTAGATTTGAATACATTGATCTACAAAACACTGAACCTGATTTGGGTGTTCCGCAACGCAATAATGCATTGTTGTCGGCAAATACGAGTGGCACTAATCGTGTTTGGGTAAATTTGTCTGATGACTTCGAAGTTGATCCAACTGGAAATATTATTATCAAGACAATTATAGCCGGAACATTCTAGGGAAAAAACAATGTCTAATACAGTAATTCAAATCAAGAGAAGTAGTGTAACGGCCATTCCACCCAATGGAAGTCTGGCTGCTGGTGAGCTTGCTGTCTCTTATACATCAAATACTATATTTGTCGGTACTGCTGACGGCACAGGTGTTATTCCTGTTGGTGGTGGTGTTTACATTGACAGAATCAATGCTATTTCTATCACAGCAAATAATGGTTTAGATGTAGCAATATCAGCGTATAATAAAGCTAACGCAGCTAATCTTCTAGCATTCAACACTGGTCTTGGTGCAAACGCTTTTGCTGCTGCAACAGTTGCAGGAGCTAATGCTGCTGTCGGTGCTGGTGCTAACGCTTTTGCTTCTGCTACAATAGCTGGTGCTAATACAGCCGTTGGTACGGGAGCAAATAACTACCTTCTAGCAGTCATTGCAGGAGCTAATACCGCTGTTGGTGGTGGTGCTAATGCGTATATGATTGCTGTTCAAAATGGATCTAACACAGCAGTTGGTGGTGGTGCTAATGCATTTACATCTGCTACTATCGCTGGAGCTAACACCGCTGTTGGAACAGGTGCTAACAACTATCTTCTAGCTGTGATTGCAGGTGCTAATACTGCTGTTGGTGCTGGTGCAAACAACTATTCAAATACAACATTCCTAAAACTAACAGGCGGAACAATTTCCGGTGATCTCGTTGTTCAAGGGAACACTACTTTTTCTGGAAATGTTACCTATGCTAATACTCAGACACTTCTGATTGGTGATAATATTCTATCACTCAATGCTGACTTGCCAACAAACGTTGCCCCATCCGAAAATGCGGGTCTTGAAATCAATCGTGGGTCTTCTTCTAACGTATATCTACTTTGGAATGAAGGAACAGATAAGTGGCAGTTCAATGAAGGTACTGTTTATTATAATATTCCAACAAACACTTCTGTTGAAACAGCACAAACAATTGCAATCAATGCTTATGACAAAGCAAATGCTGCTAACGTTCTAGCATTCAATACAGGTCTTGGTGCAAACGCTTTTGCTGCTGCCACAATTGCTGGTGCTAATACCGCTGTTGGTGGAGGAGCAAACGCATTCACATCTGCCACAATAGCAGGAGCTAACACAGCAGTTGGAACTGGTGCTAATAATTACCTTCTAGCTGTTATTGCTGGTGCGAATACCGCAGTGGGTACAGGCGCCAATAACTACATGATTGCTGTTCAGAACGGTTCAAATACAGCAGTCGGTGCAGGAGCTAACGCTTTTGCTTCAGCAACAATAGCAGGCGCCAATTCTTATTTGATCTCGATCATAGCGGGTGCTAATACTGCTGTTGGTGCAGGTGCAAACTCTTATGCATCAAATATAGATAATATTACATCTGGTATTCTTGATGTTCAATTTGGTGGTACCGGACGTAATACACTTGCAAACAACGGTGTTCTATTCGGTAACACAACAAGTGGTTTGAGAGTAACCGCAGCAGGTACTGAAGGACAAGTGCTACAAGCAAGTGGTCAAGGCACACCATTCTTTGGAGACCTAGACGGAGGCACGTTCTAACAGATAGGAATATATTATGAGTGATCCAAATAAGTTTATCAATACCTATATCGATGTTGCAATGGCCACTATTCACGAACAACTGAGTAGTGGTCTGCAACTCAAAACTCAACTTAGATTGACTAATGATGTTATTGCAGAAAAAGATAGAGTAATTGCTTCTCTGAATACTGAAATTGAAAATCTAAAAAAGCAAAGTGAAGAATTACAACAAGCAAAAAATAATGATAATACACAACTAAACAGTGAATTAGAACAAGCAAGAAATAATGCTCGTGTTTGGGAAGAATCTCATAATGTGATGAAGAATAAGGTTGCACATATGGACACTCTACTCAAACAGGTTGTGGATATGAAGCATGAAATTCAAACTCGTGATGCGACAATTCAAAGTCTAAAATCTGAAATTGAAGAATTGAAAGAACCTAAAGCAAAACCAACAATCAAGAAAAAAGCGTCAGATAAAAATCTTCTAAATACAATAAGTATTCTAGAAGAAACATCAAAGATTGACGACTTTTAATGCCAAACACAGTTATTGCACTTAAAAAATCTTCTACACCCTCTGCGGTACCCAGCAATCTTGCAAATGGTGAGTTGGCAATCAACTATGCCGACGGTAAACTATTCTATAAAAATACGGCTGGATATATTGCTGAAATCTCAGGTTCTGGTAATAATACACCTGTTTCTGGAGACAATTTTGGAACAATCAATGCATCAGGAACACTTATCGTTGCTGATACGACAAATGATGTTCTAACATTTATTGCTGGTGACAATATTGCTATTACTGGTGATGCAATCAATGATACAATTACTATTTCAGCAACTGGTGTAATTACTCCAGCTGATATTGGTCCTGCTTTTGATAAAGCTAACTCAGCAAATATAATTGCTTCACTTGCTTATGATAAAGCCAATGCTGCAAACGTACTTGCATTCAACACTGGTCTTGGTGCTAATGCTTTTGCTGCTGCGACAATTGCTGGAGCAAATACTGCTGTTGGAACTGGTGCTAATGCATTTACATCAGCTACGATTGCTGGCGCTAATACAGCAGTTGGTACAGGTGCTAATAATTACTCAAATTCAGCATTCGTAAAACTTACTGCACCAAATCAAACAATAACTGGTGATCTAGCGATTGCTGGAAATCTTGTTCTTAGCGGTAATACAGTATTTGCGAATGTGTCAACTCTAAGAATTGATGACCCACTACTTTATCTTGCAGGAAACAATTATACATCCGACATTGTTGATATTGGTTTCATTGCCAACTATGTAAACTCTACTGGTCAAAATGTTCATACAGGCCTCTTCAGAGAGCATAGTAATAAAAGATACTATCTATTCCAAGAATATAATCAAGAACCCGTCAATAATCATATAGATCCAACAGCAAACGGCTTCACACTTGCTGTATTGAATGCTGATCTTATAACAAGTAATCTTGTTCTTGGTGGTGCAAATCTTATAACCACGTTGAGTGGAACTAATACAGCTATTGGTGCAGGTGCCAATGCTTTTGCTTCAGCTACAATTGCTGGTGCTAATTCATATTTAATTTCGATTATAGCAGGTGCAAATACAGCAGTTGGAACAGGTGCTAATAATTATCTTCTAGCTGTTATCGCTGGTGCTAATACTGCTGTCGGTGCTGGTGCCAATAATTACATGATTGCAGTACAAAATGGTTCAAATACTGCTGTCGGTGCTGGTGCTAATGCTTTTGCTTCAGCAACAATAGCAGGTGCTAACAACTATATGACTGCTACAGTTGCTGGTGCTAATACTGCTGTCGGTGCTGGTGCTAACGCTTTCACGTCTGCTACGATTGCTGGAGCTAATACTGCTGTTGGAACTGGGGCTAATAATTATCTTTTGTCTGTTATTGCAGGTGCTAATACAGCAGTTGGTACTGGTGCAAATAACTATATGATTGCTGTACAAAATGGTTCAAATACCGCTGTTGGTGGTGGTGCTAATGCATTTACGTCTGCAACTATTTCGGGTGCCAATTCTTATCTAATTTCAATTATAGCTGGTGCTAATACCGCTGTTGGTGCAGGTGCTAATGCTTTTGCTGCTGCTACAGTTTCTGGTGCAAATACAATTGCAATAGCAGCTTTCAATGCAGCAAATGCTGCTGGCGGTGGTCCTGCTTTTGATAAAGCAAATGCGGCAAACATTATTGCTTCATTGGCATATGACAAAGCTAATGCTGCAAACGTTTTAGCGTTCAATACTGGTATTGGTGCAAATTCTTGGTCTAATACAAAACTATCAAACTCAACAGTAACTCTTGCTGGTTCACTAACAGCAACTGGCAACGTTATTGTTCTTGGCAATAATTACTTTGGTCATGCAAATGCCACAGGTACACTGAAGTTTTATACATATTATAACGTAACATCAAATAGCGTGGATACTATTTTCAATGGGTAGTACACAGAGACTTGATGCAAATGGTAATCTGCTTATTCAAGGTGAGTTGGACGAACAAACAACTCAAAACTTGAACATTGTGCGAAGAATTGGCGCTGAAGGTAACTTGCTCGTCAAAGAGCTTGACGAAATAGCAACGGAATTAGATGGCACTAATATTGTTCAGAGACTAACCGCATCTGGTGTGTTGATGTTGAAAGGTTCATTTGATGAAGTGACGAAATTGGAAGCTGCTGGTGGTGGAGGTGGTGGTGGAGACACGAATCTACAGTTCAATGTAACAGCGGGAACACTAGAAAGTAGTATTAGCGTAGAACACAATTTTAATGCTAATGGTACTACTGATAGTAATGGTGGTGCTGGAAATGGCACATGGTATAATGGAACACCAACTGGAAGTAATTTTGAAATACAAATTGTGGTCACAGCACTGTCAGGAGTAGATGTTTCTTTTGAGGGTATTACTGTTGCATTAAATAATACGAGTTCATGGTATACATTAAACCTTTATAGACAAATAGTCGTGAGTGGGGATGGAACTGCAACTATCGATGTCAAAATACGGCAAGTTGCAGTTCCGTCAAATATTATCACTAGAACTTACAACTATTTGGTATATTTCTAATAAACTGATATGTTAAGGACAAAATGGCTAAACTTTTAGACGGCACAAGAGTATACGGTTCTTTCACAGCAAATACTGCGGTAATTGCGGGCACACTAAACGTTGCTCCTGCGATAGCGTCGTCTTATGATAAAGCCAACTCTGCCAACGTCCTAGCATTCAATACAGGTGTTGGCGCAAATGCTTTTGCTTCTGCTACTATCGCTGGTGCTAATACAGCAGTTGGTGGTGGTGCAAACAATTATCTTCGTGCAATTATTGCAGGAGCAAACACTGCTGTTGGAGGTGGTGCTAATGCTTTTACCAGTGCTACCGTAGCAGGAGCTAATACTGCTGTAGGAACAGGAGCAAACAATTATCTTCTAGCGGTCATCGCCGGTGCAAACACAGCAGTTGGTACAGGTGCTAATGCTTTCACTTCTGCTACGATTGCTGGTGCTAATACCGCAGTTGGTACTGGTGCCAACAATTATCTCTTAGCTGTTATTGCAGGAGCAAATACTGCTGTTGGAACAGGAGCAAACAATTATCTTCTAGCAGTTATCGCTGGTGCCAACACTGCTGTTGGCGGTGGTGCCAATGCATTTACATCAGCAACAGTTGCTGGTGCTAATTCTTATCTAATTTCTATTATAGCTGGTGCAAACACAGCAGTTGGTGCAGGTGCAAACACATGGGCTAACACTAAACTAGCCAATACATCTGGTGTTTCTTTCAATGGAAACTTATTTTTCCCAACAGGCAACGTTGGTATTGGAACAAGCACATCTACTTATAAATTGACCGTATCTGGAAACGTAGGAATCACTGGCACCAACGTTCTCAGAATGGCGTCTGATCTAAACAATCCACCATACATTAAGGGTCATTGGACAGATAACAACAACTCCGGTTTAGAGTTTCATGTTTTCAATAACACAGTAGACACAACATCATTATATCTTTCTATTGGAGGCAACGTTGGTATTGGAAGAACAAGTGCTGGATATAAACTAGACGTAGATGGAACTGTCAATGCATCTGCATATCTTGTAAATGGAACACCATTATCAGCATCTGTACCTTCTTATAAACTCACATTCGGCGATGGTTCTGCAAACTCATATAACATCAATCACGCACTGAATACCACAGATGTTGTCGTTGCTGTCAAAGAAGTTTCTACCGGCTACTATGTGTATCCAGACGTAAAAACAACCACAGCAAATCATGTTGTCATCGAGTTCGTTGTAGCACCTACGACCAATCAATATCGAGTGATTGTGATAGGGACATAACATGGTTGAACGTAATATCATCTCACCAAACTGGCAGGAAGATGTATTAGAAGTGCAGAATGGTGTGCTGCCTAAAGGTGATGATAGTGGTATAAGCTCTTCTTTGGCTGAGTGGTATAACTTTCAGTTGATGCTTGAAAAAAGCAGAGATGCTGGTTTTGTATTTACCACTGATGTTGTTAGCACATATTCGTTGGTTTATACTGCTTCATCCGCATACATTGGTGGTGTTTTGGCTCCTAACGGTGACATTCACTTTGTTCCATATAATGCTGATAGAGGACAGGAGATTGCTGCGGATGGAACAATCTCAACATATGCTCTAGTCTACACAACAGCTTCCGCTTATACTGGTGGTGCATTGTTACCTAATGGCGAAATACATTTTGTGCCTTACAACGCAAACAGAGGACAAGAGATTTCTGCTTCTGGAGTGGTATCAACATATTCATTAGCATATACTACAGCAACTGCATACATCGGTGGTGTTGTTTCTCCTTCTGGTGAAATGCATTTTGTTCCAGCAGGTGCAGCAGTAGGTCAAAAACTCAGTTCAACAGGAACTGCGTCAACATATGCACTCGTTTATACATCATCTGCTGCATATGCTGGAGGAGTATTGTCTCCAACTGGCGAAATTCATTTTGTTCCTTTGAACGCTAATAGAGGACAGAAAGTTGCAGCTAACGGCACTGTCTATACGTATGCGTTAGTTTATACAACAACATCTGCTTATCAAGGTGGAGTGATTGCACCAAACGGTGATATTCACTTTGTTCCAAGAAGTGCAGCAGTAGGACAGAAGATCGATATATCAGGCACTGTTTCTACGTATTCTTTAATTTATACTACAACAAACGCATATTCTGGTGGTGTTTTGGCACCTTGTGGTGATATTCATTTTGTTGTGTATTTCGCAGACAGAGGACAGAAAATTGCAGCTAACGGAACTGTGTCAACATATTCAGTTCCATATACAAATGCGGGTGCAGCAAACTACGGTGGGGTGCTTGCGCCCAATGGTGACATCTATTGGGTTGCTTCTGGTGCAGCAGATAGAGCACAAAGAATACACACACAGGTAGCCATACCATTTGATTTAGGAACTTGTTCTAGTCCGTGGTTGAATAAGTTTTAGGATATAGATGACAGATATTTTCAAACAATCACCAAGTTGGGTAGATGAAGTAAAAAGAAAAGGTTGGGGTGTACTGCCTACAGCCAACAACAATTCTATCGACTCTGCTCTCACTGCTTGGTATAAGTTTCAAAGTCTGTTGCAGAAAAGCACTATTTCAGGTAAGCTATATTCAACTGATGTTGTTAGTACGTATTCATTGATTTATACTGCTTCATCAGCATATCGTGGTGGTGTTCTTTCACCAAATGGTGATATTCACTTTGTTCCTGCTTCTGCGAACAGAGGACAAGAAATTAGTGAATCTGGAACAGTGTCAACGTATGCTCTAGTCTATACCGCTTCAGGTGCTTATTGGGGCGGTGTTCTAGCTCCCAATGGTGATGTTCATTTTATTCCTGCACTAGCAAATAGAGGACAAAAAGTATCGGCATCTGGCGTAGTTTCGACATATGCTCTTGTTTATACAAATACAGTAAACATTGCCTATGCTGGCGGTGTTCTAAATCCTTCTGGTGAAATTCATTTCGCATCTTTCAATGCTGATAGAGGCCAAAAAGTTGCTGCTAATGGATCAGTGTATACGTATTCATTAGCATATACTACTGCATCGGCATATATTGGTGGTGTTCTTTCACCAAGTGGTGATATTCATTTGATACCTGCTAGTGCAGCAGTTGGACAAAAGATCGCAGCTAATGGTTCAAGTTATACTTATTCATTAGTTTATACCACAGCTTCAGCATATAATGGAGGCGTCCTGGCTCCTAATGGTGACATCCATTTTGTACCTACCAGTGCAGCAGTGGGACAGAAAATATCAGTTACGGGCACGGTATCAACTTATTCATTACTCTACACAGCATCAACTGCATATGAAGGTGGAGTTCTAGCACCAAATGGCGAAATTCATTTTGTGCCTGCATCTGCAAACAGAGGTCAAAAGATTGCTGCTAATGGAACAGTATCAACTTATGCTTTACCATATACAGTCAACTTTGCTTATTATGGCGGAGTTCTATCACCAACAGGTGATATAGAATTGATTCCTAACAGTGCGAATAGGGGACAAAGAATACAGATACAATCAGCAAATCCATTTGATAAATCAACTAGACTATCTCCATGGTTCAATAAATTTTAAGGTAATGGAATGACAGACACTTATAAAATGTCGCCCAATTTCAAAAATGAAGTGAAAAACACACTTCAGTGGACTTTGCCGACATCTGATAACAATGCTATTGATTCTGCACAGACCGCATGGACACAATTTGATAAGTTGATCGATGAGAGTGTGCAGGCAGGTAAATTATTTACGAATGACATTGTGAGCACATATTCTGTTCCTTATACGGTATCAAATGCATATCGAGGAGGTGTTATAGCACCTAATGGTGATATACATTTTATGCCTGCAAATGCAAACAGAGGACAAAAGATTGCAGCTAATGGAACTGTGTCAACATATTCTTTAGTATATACAGCAACACAATCTTACGCTGGTGGTGTTCTAGCTCCTAATGGTGACATTCACTTTGTTCCTTACAATGCAAACAGAGGTCAAAAAATTGATGCAAGCGGTACAGTATCAACATATTCATTAGTCTTTACATCATCACAAGCATATTTTGGTGGTGCTCTAGCCCCAAATGGAGAAGTCCATTTTATACCTGGAAATGCGAACAGAGGTCAAAAGATTGCTGCTAATGGTTCCGTCTACACGTATTCTCTAGTTTATACGACCGGTCTTGCTTATTATGGAGGTGTTCTAAATCCTGCTGGTGAAATTCACTTTGTACCTTTTCAAGCAAACAGAGGTCAAAAGATTGCTGCTAATGGTTCCGTCTACACATATTCTCTAGTTTATTCGGTAGGGTTAGCGTATGCTGGTGGTGTTTTAGCCTCTAGCGGAGAAATTCACTTTATTCCCTATAATGCTAATAGAGGTCAAAAGATTGCAGCAAATGGAACAGTCTACACATATTCCCTAGTATACACTGAAAGTAGTGGATATTCAGGTGGTGTTCTAGCTCCTAATGGTGATATTCACTTCGTACCATATGGCATTAGTAGTGCTAGAGGTCAAAAAATTGATGCAAGCGGTACAGTATCGACGTATTCGATTTTACACACAAATACATCTGGTGCTTATTCTGGCGGTGTTCTAGCTCCTAATGGTGACATTCATTTTATACCATTCGTTGGTAATAGAGGACAGAAAATACACACTAATTCTGGTCTTAATTGGAGTCTCGGAGTAGTATCACATTCATTTTTCAACAATAGATTCTAATATATACAAGTATGTTCAATTCAAAGAGGTGAAGCACTATGTACAATCGTGACAAGATCATCAAAGCACTACATGAAATCAAAGAAGAGAGTGAGCAAATTGGACCATATGTTGTTGTAGCACAGCCTCGACGTGACAAGAACGAAACACCGGCACAAACGTTTAGAGGTCATGGCACAACACATATGGACATGACTGGTTACAGCACAGCGTTCATTGACATCTCTGGTGAGAAAGTTGACGTTGCTAGAAATTACTTGATCGACAGAGTTCTAAACGACTCAAATGCCAAGTATCTCTTTTTCATTGGCGACGATACTGTCGTTCCATTTGATGCTTTCAAGAAGCTACATAAGACATCACTGGAAAATCCTCGTGCTGTTATTGTTGGTGTGTATTACATGAAGTGCAGTGACGTTATGATCATGGTACGCACAGAAGACAATCATATTATTCCTGCTGATGTGACACCAGGTCAACTAATTGATACATGGCAAAGCGGTATGGACTGCATGTTGATTCCTGTAGATTTGCTGAGAGAGATGAAAGAAAAAGAACCCGATTTGCCTTGGTGTTGTGTTGCAAATGGTATTGAAGATTTGCCGTTCGTGGGTGAAGACAATTTCTTTGTCTACAGACTGAGAAAGCATAACATCAAACTTCTGTGTGACACAAACGTTCAGTGCTTGCATATGGATCTTGCTACAGGTAAATACACAGCACATCCAAGTGTTGATTTGAAAAACTATTATACAAACATCAAGCCAACGGAACCACTTACGTTCCAAGATAAAGATTATATCGACAAACGTTGGATTGACAGATTACCAAAGGGCAGTGCCCCATGGGAAGAGACAAAGACTCAGGAGTAATAAATGCCTATTGACAATATCGAACTTGTTGGTATTCAAAATCCTCCACCACCAGAGGACAGAATCTTATTGTTGATCAAAGTCTATTATGATGCTGATGTCTATGACTGGCAAATCTTTGCACCAATTACTACATCAAATTGGGCACAGTTTCTGGATGACAATAAGATCAAGATCAAACAACAAATCGACCAGAAAGAAGCTGCTTGGGCTGCATTGAATCCTAAAACAACCACGATTACAGACATTAGTGGTGAAACAATTACGGTACCTATTCAAAAAGGTGATATTGTCAAACCAGACATTCCTGATTATTATGCCAAAAGGCGGCAAGAATATCCCTCAGTGGGTGATCAGTTGGATGCTCTCTGGAAAGGTGTTGGCTCACCCGAGTATAATGCCATGATTGGCAAGATTCAATCGGTAAAAGACAAATATTCTAAAGCATGATTTATGGAATGATAAATAAAGAAAACAAGTAACAAGGACGATAGTCAAAGATGCCCCAATTAGCAAACGTAGCACTGACAGATACATTTGATACCTGGAGAACAAGAACAAATCAATCACTTGTTCAAGCAGCGCAGATTGAAACAAATGCTATTGGAGCATACGATAAAGCCAATGCTGCCAACGTTCTAGCTTTTAATGCTGGCGCAACAATTACTGGTGCCAACAACTATATGACTGCTACAGTTGCTGGTGCCAACAACTATATGACTGCTACAGTTGCTGGTGCTAATACAGCAGTTGGTGGTGGTGCAAACGCATTTACTTCTGCTACAGTTGCTGGCGCCAATGCATATATGATTGCTGTCCAAAATGGTTCAAATACTGCTGTGGGTACTGGTGCAAACACATATCTTTTAGCTACACTTGCTGGTGCTAATACAGCAGTTGGTGGTGGTGCTAACGCATATATGATTGCAGTACAGAATGGTTCAAATACGGCAGTAGGAACAGGTGCTAACAATTATCTTTTAGCTGTTATCGCTGGTGCTAATACAGCAGTTGGCGGTGGTGCCAATGCGTATATGATTGCTGTTCAAAATGGTGCTAATACTGCCGTAGGCACTGGTGCAAATAACTATATGATTGCTACAGTAACTGGTGCAAATAACATAGCGATTGCAGCATTTGCTAAAGCAAATTCTCTAGTAAGTTTACCCGCAGTAGGAGCAAAAACTTCATCATATCAACTTGCAGTGGGTGATGTTGGAAAATATGTTGAAGTTGGTACAGGTGGATCGATCACGATTCCAAACGCCACATTTGCTGCTGGTGACGTAGTTTCTATCTTTAACAATACCACTGGATCAGTTACAATCACATGTTCAATCGCTACTGCATATATTGCAGGTGTTGATGCAGATAAAGCCTCAGTATCTTTGGGTACACGTGGCGTTGCAACGATTCTCTTTATCAGTGGAACTGTTTGTGTAATTACAGGAAACGTGACCTAATGGCATCTATTCATAATATGATGTTGCAGATTCCACCAAGAGTATTTCCTATCTTGCAGGCAACAAGCACAAATGATTTTGAGACTGCGGCAACATCAAATAGTGTGACAATGCCTTCTGGTGTGATTGCTGGTGATTTGCTAGTTGTTTGGTATTCTTGCACAGGCACATCAACAATCACAGAAACCTCTGGTGGTTGGACCAAACACAGCCAAACAACACAGTCAAACAATCACACATCTGCTCTCTTTTATCGTATTGCAACAGGAAGCGATACATTTACATCATCACATTCATCAGTTAGAGCATCTGCAATTGTGTATCGTGTAAGCAATTCATCTGGAACTGTTGATGCGGTTGGCACAACATCTGCTGCAACCACTTCATGGAATCCACCAAGTGTAACATCGTCATGGTGGACGGCATCAAGAAAATATTTGGCAGTCATTTTTGGTACAAGTAATTCATCTTTAACATATAATCCTTCTTCTGGATACACAAATGGTGTTGCAGTTAATACCCTAAATACTCCACATATCTATTCAGCATATCGAAATGCTGAGACCATCACAGAAGACCCTGCTGCAAGCACGCAATCAACGAGTTCAAATTATACTTTGTTAACTGCTCTTATTCATCCATTAGAATATGGTGAAGTGGCACCACCTCCACCACCACCTCCACCACCACCTCCTCCACCGCCACCGCCGCCTCCTGAGCCACCACCTTCTGAGCCGCCATAATAGATTTGTCTACATCATGGAGACACTATGTTTTTGAAGCTGTATAGAATTAGTTCTTCCCCCCTCAACGTTGTTCCCGCACAACGTAGACGGCAATGGATGAATGAGAACCCACACGTTTATAAATGTGGTCCTGTAACAAACTGCAACTCGTTTGGATGGGACGTACTGACTGTCGAAGATCATGTTGTTGAGTGGAACGGCGGAACTAAAAAAGATGATTTGGTCGTACACGAGGGTTCAGTTACAGCACATAGTAACTTCGGTCATGGTGTGCTGTCTTTTAATCTCGGTTATACTTGGCACACTCCCGACGGTTGGTCAATGTATGTCACGTCAATTCCTAATGAGCCAAATGAAACCTTTACGACCATCAGTGCTCTCATAGAAACAGACATTCTGAAATACCCTTTTTTTCCAAGCGTGACTTTGAAGACGGCTGGAACATATACAATCAAAAGGGACACTGCGATCTGTAGATTGTTTCCAATCAGAATGTCCGAAGCTGTAGAATGTGAGCCTAGCATAGAACATGAACCACCTGAATTTCTTGAATATCGACAATGGCAAACCGCCGAGAGAAACAAGTTCAAATCCGAACAGGGGACATTTGGAACAAAGAAGGGTTGGCAGAAGTTCTACCATGAACGAGCAAATTACCCCGTAATTAGGATGAAAAATGTCAAAAACAATATTGATCCATGACAACTATCTAACAACTGATGAGTGCGATCAGTTAGTATCTCTGTTTGAAGAAACACCATTTCCTGAAAAGCAAACAGATGGACCATGGTGTTATAGAGTCAAATGGCCCGTTCTTTCAGAACATTTTCATCAAAAACTAATTACCGAAAGAATCAAAATAGCTGAAGAGTTTTTTGAACAGAGACTTGAAATCGAGAATCCAAATATGACTTCGTGGAATGTGGGTCATGAAATGCCACCACACTCTGATTACGGAATTATGAACAGATTTGCAACTCGTGAGTATGCATCAATTATCTATCTGAATGATGATTTTGATGGTGGTGAGTTGTATATTCCTGAACTGAACTTCGAAAACAAGCCAAAAAAAGGTCAACTTGTGTGTTTTCAGGGTGGAAAGTTATATCACGGTGTTAAGATGATTACTAGAGGTTTTCGACTTACTCACATTTGTTGGTTCAAAGTTTTATAAATATCATGCATAATCATTTTGCAGGATCAATAAATGTCTTCACCAGCCACAAGAGAACAACTAAAAGATTGGTGCCTTCGCCAGCTAGGTGCGCCAGTCCTTGACATAAACGTTGATGACGAACAAGTGGAAGATGCTGTCGATCTGGCTTTTCAATATTACAGAGATTTTCATGTCGATGGTGTCGAAAGATGGTATATCAGCCATCAAATAACACCACAGGACATAGCAAACAAGTATATCACGATTCCAGATAGTATTATTGGGATTACACGGATATTCCCATTAGGTTCTACAAACGCATCGGTCAATATGTTCGACCTGCGATATCAGCTCAGACTGCATGAGCTTTATGACTTTACATCTACATCTTATGTGAACTATGTACTAACGCAGCAGCATATCAGAACACTGGACATGCTATTCTCTGGTGAGACTCCAATTCGATTCAATAGACATTCAAACAAACTCTATATCGATTGGGACTGGAACACAAAGATTGACGCATTGGAATATGTTGTTATCGAAGGATTCATCATTCTTGATCCAGACACATATAACAAAGTCTACAATGACAGACTGCTCAAAAAATTAGCAACTGCTTATATCAAAAAGCAGTGGGGCAATAACATGAAGAAGTTTCAGGGAATGCAGCTACCTGGTGGCATTACCATGAACGGTCAGCAAATCTATAATGAAGCTATTCAAGAGATCAAAGAGCTAGAAGACTTGATTCGGAGTTCCCATGAAGAACCACCAATGATGATTATGGGATAAGATATGGCAACGAATCATTACTTCAACAACTTTTCTCCAAAATATCGTACAGGCGAACAAAGACTTTATGAAGATGTAATTGTCGAGTCCATCAAAATCATGGGTCATGATATCTACTATCTTCCTCGTGAAGCATGGGATACAACTGATCAGATATTTGGTGAGAACATTCAATCAAAATTTGAACGTGCTTATCAAATGGAAATGTATATTGCTAACGTAGATGGCTACGAAGGTGATGGCGACTTCTTCTCAAAGTTTGGTCTTGAAATTCGTGAAAACACAAACATCGTTTTAGCAAAAAGAACGTTTGAGAAATATGTGCCAACAACGATAGCAAGAAGACCCAGAGAAGGTGATCTACTCTTTGTTCCTGTTATGAATAAAGTTTTAGAAATAAAGTTCGTCGAAGATGAGTTGCTATTCTTCACACTTGGCAGAAAGTTCCCATACATCTATGAAATACGTTGCGAGAACTTCAGATACTCAAACGAAGATATGAACACTGGTGTTGAAGAAATTGACGAGATTCCAGATGGATTCGTATTTACACTAAACTACAACATGACTGGTTCTGGCAACTATAGAATTGGTGAGACTGTATATCAAGGTAGCACATTTGCTACAGCTACAGCTACAGCATCGGTAAGCAATTGGGATCCAAACAACAATATCATTTCTCTGAACACAATCAAAGGTGAGTTTGCGAACAACTCTAACATCATTGGTATCGATTCAAATACCAATATGCGAATCATTGTAGCTAACACATTCAGTGAGTCACCATATTACGATCTCTTTGATAACAGA